GGAAAGGTCAATCAGACTCATATACGACTTTAATAACAGAGAATTCTGACAGTAGTGGTAAGTACGAATACGTAGTCGACGAAGGACTCGATACCATTTTCAGAACAACTGCAACAAGTGATGCACATTTTCCGCAAGGTAGAAAAGCAGTAAAGGTTATTTATACTTCAGGGTATGCGGCAACACCAGAAGATTTAAAATTAGCGTGTTTTGATTTAGTTAAGTACTATTTAAAAGATGAAAGAAAAGCAAACTTAAGTATAGCGGGCGCACAGATACAAAATCCTGTATCTACAAGTTTAAAAGAGAACATAGGGTTTCCAGACCATATTAAACGTATATTGGATTTTTATAAGATACATAAGTAATGAGTAAGTTTAAATTTACTCAACTACCAAGTAGTCCAAGTACTGGAATATCTTATAAATCTTTAGTAAAAAAACAAGCTGAAGATTTAAAGAAAAGTGCTACAAGTTTAGGACAAGAACTAAGGAATGTACAGTTAGGTACTATTACAAATAGTTCAGAGTTTTTTAAAGAATTAAATGACGCAATTACTAGTGCAGGATTATGGGGAGACCCTGAAGTACTACAAGCATGGTCAGCCTTTGGAGGTAAAAAGACCCAACAACAGTTTAGTAGTGCATTAAAACAGTTAGCTGGACATTTAAGGAAAGTAGGACATAGGTTGCCTACTACTTGGAATGTTGGACATAAGACAATGGAACCTATAAACGTTTCTATTTCTTTAACAATTATGGCTATCCAAGATGCTCAAATAGAAGTTGCAGCAAAAGGAGAAGCAAATACAGAGTTTTGGAGAAAAAACGAGGTATTACTAGGTAGATTAAGAAAACTAAGAGCTGTAGGACATGTAATTTCTCAAGCAGAAAAAAATGATGACCTTGATAACAAAGCTATAACAAAAGCTTTAAAAGCAATGTCTAAGAACAATCATATAGATATTTCTCATTTAAAAGAATTAGATATTAAGATTAATGACGGAACTTTAGCTACTTACACTATGGAAACCAAAGGGTTAAATATGGAAGACAAAGCCCCGAAACAACTTAAGTTGGGAGGGCTGAGAAGAGCTTTAGTAACAGGTAATGTTGAACAAATACTTACTAATGAACTTACAAAAGCAATAGAGAATGCTGGAGTATTAAATGTAACAGGTTCTAAGAGTATAGAAGACGAGCTTGGAGACCAATTAGTTAAAGCAGCGGCGGGCAAGAAAACAAGAAAGTATAAAAAGAAGTCAAAAGGTAAAGTTTCAAAAACGTTTAAGAAACCTGAAACAAAGACTATAACAGAAAAAGCTCGATCAGGAGGAAAAGCAGCAGCAGACACTGCACAGAAACTTGAAAAAGCAGCAGCATTGTTAGCAAGTAAAAGTGTTAATAGTAGCAAAGATTTAAATACTGCAGGAAGTCAAAGAGAACTTAATGCAATAAAGAACAGAATTAATAGACGACTACCTGCAGAGGTTAGAAGGAATATGGGAAGACCTGCATTGATTAATAGAACAGGTCAATTCTCGAATAGTGTAAAATTATTAAATTTAACAGATACAGGAAAAACACTAACAGGACAATATTCGTATACTCTAACAGGGGGAGGTCAAAGCAAGAATAAGACAGGAGTTTATTCAACCTTTGAAAACCCAACAAGGTGGCCGGCAGGGTATAATCCAAAGCCTCTTATAACAAAAAGTATAAGAAAATTAGCAATGGAAATGACCGAAAGAAAATTTACACTTAGGAGAGTATAATGGCATATAGAACACAAAGAAAAAAGATAGCCGAAGCTCTTGTAGAAAAATTAAAAGAAATTGATGGAAATTATCCGTTTAATTCAAATCTCTATCAAAATGCTGACTCACACTTAGTATTTTTAGATGAGATTCAACAATACCCAAAAGTATGTGTTATAGCTGGGGATGAGATACGACAGTATCAGCCTGGAGGATTTAAATGGAGATTTTTAACGATAACAATCAGGGCATATGTAAATGATGCAAATGACCCTCAAGAAATTTTATCATTAGTACTTGAAGACATCGAAAGAGTTGTAGACGATAATGATATACTGGTGTATGATGATACTGTATCACCACACCTATCAACTACATCTGCAAATATTCAATCAATAGGAACAGATGAAGGGGCAATAGCTCCGTTAGGTATAGGTGAAATGGTAATCGAAGTACGATATTAGGAAACAGGTAAAGCAGAAAATTCTCGCTAAACCCTTTCCATTATAAATTATAGGAGATAAGCAAAATGGCTTTAAATCTATCAAGAAATACCCAGGTATTTGTTTCAACAGCTAACGGAGTCCACGCAAGTGGTGGATCTCTTGTAGATGTCGATACATTTGTCGGAGGTACAGGACATGCAGTAGGAGATGTAATTACTTTAGGCAGTAAAGGTGTAAAAGTTATAGTTACAGAAATAACAAGTGGTGGAGTTGTGAGCAAAGTTCAAATTCCAAATAACTTTAGAGGAACAGGATTAGCTGATAATGAATCACTTGAACAGGCAAACGGTGCAGCATCAACAGGCACTGGAACAGACTTTGATTGTGCAGTAAAAGGAATAACTTCTTTAACCGCAGATGGCTCAAGACAGGCTACAGGACTTTTCAAAGGTAACGGAACAGGAGCAAATACTTTTAAAATGGGAGTATTAGATGGCTATAGTTTCTCACAGAGTTCAGAATCTACTGACGTAACAATTAACGAAGCGGGTGCAACCCCAAGCAGAGGCTCAAAAAGATTCAATGATTCATTGGCTCCAGCTGAGTGGTCATTCTCAACTTATGTAAGACCTTTCAAACATGGTGCTAATAGTATAAGAACCGAAAATCATATGGATATGTGTGAAAATATTTTATGGGCTGCTATTGCAGGTAAAGATATTACTGGAGGTGCCTTAAGCGGAACTTCAGCAACTGCTGTAACATGTGATGGTACAGATGCAGATGTATCGTTCGTAAGATCAGACCACCATGAAATGTTAAAATTAAATATTTTCTTTGTATTAGAAAATACTACATATAGACTAAATGACTGTCAAGTTAACCAAGCAGAGATTGATTTTTCAATCGATGGCATAGCTACTATTGCTTGGTCAGGAAATGCAACAACTATTGATCAGGTAACTTCAGCTATTGAAGACCCTTCAAAATCAATAGAAGTAACTAAAGGAAGTGGTACTGCAGCTACAAGTGCAGCTGTCACAGCAAAAACTTATATTGAAGGTTATAATTTTGTAGATACTACAGCTTCTTCAGATGCTGACTATTTAAGAAATAAACTATCTACTTTAAGTTTAACTCATGCTACAACAGGCTCAGGCTCTGCCGAAGTATTAGACTTATTAGGAAGTGGAACAAAAACTTATGCAATCAATATTACTGGTGGTTCATTAACCATTGCTAATAATATTACTTATGTTACTCCAGAAACTTTAGGGGTTGTTGATACTCCGATAGGTTCTTTCTCAGGAGCAAGACAGGTAAGTGGTTCTTTAACTATGTATTTAGACACTAAGGCTGATGGTTCTAACGAACTATTGTCTGACTTAACAAAAGCTACAGATTTAGTTAATACTTCATTTGATATGAGCATATTTATGGGAGGAGCATCAAGTGCTACACCATTAGTAGAATTTGATCTACCAAAAGCTCATTTACAAATACCGTCAATTGAAACAGCTGATATTATATCATCTACAGTTGAATTTGCGGCTCAAGGTACTGACTTATCAACAGGTAATGAGTTAACAGTAAAATATAAAGGATTAACTAAACATAGTGATTCTGCATATGCCAATAACTATACTGTATAAACATGGCAACGTACAATCTACTTCGAGAAAGTAGTGTACACATCGTACACAATGGGAGTCGTTATTTAATTAAAACGACTCCTGAAGTGTCGTTCTCACAAACATTCGCGGAAGATGCATACGAAGTAAAGACTTTGCACGATCAAACAAAGATGTTTCAGGGAACAAGTATAACAAAAGCAAATCCCGCAAACTTTAGTTTTGCAGTTCATCTAACTCAAGAGAAAGATGAAACAATTGTAAAAAGTCTTCTGACTGATTATGATACTACTAATGGAGAACAATTATTAAAATCGTTCGACTTATATATCGTAACCAGAGAGAGCACCTTCAAATTAGAAGGATGCGTAATTACTCAAGGAGAGTTTAACTTAGCAAAAGGCTCACCACTTATATTAACTGTAAGTGGAAATGCACAAAAACTAAGTAGAGTGGGAAATGCCAGCTTTTCGCTTCCAGGTTCACTGGTAAGCGCTAGTTCGACAAGAACTCCCACCCTTTCGCTTTTAGATGTAGAAGTAGGTTCAGTAGATGTACCGAATCTTGTAACTACAACTTTACAAGTGCAAAACAATATAGATTGGACTCCTTATGAGACATTACAAAATAGTTTGTCAGTTACTAATGCAAGTAATGCAATGTACCCGACAACTTATACATTAGGAGATAGAGTAGTAAGTGGAAATATTACACAATATATAACAAGTGATAATTCTGCTACTTTTCAATCATTTAATACTTCAGAAACAATAGGAATAAAAACCATAGTAAATGGTTCCACGTTTTTAAATGCAAACTTAGCGGGATGCATGTTTACAAAACGATCTAGTGTTACTGAAATATACACGCAGACTATAGACTTTAGATTAGTTACTAGTCCTGCAAATTTAGGAACCATTATAACATATTAGGAGAACATAAATGGATTTAAAATCACTACTGGTAGACAGTAAAACTACTTGGGTAGATTTCCCAGGATTAGATGGATTTGAAGTAGAACTTGCAAATTTATCTAGAAAAGAATTGGTAAACTTAAGAAAAAAGTGCACCTCAAACAAGTTCAATAGAAAGACTAGAGCCTTTGAAGAAATACTAGACGACGAAAAGTTTGTAAAAGAGTTTGCAGGCGCAACAGTTAAAAACTGGAAAGGTTTAAAGCTTTCATACTTAGAAGACCTTATATTAGTTGACTTAAAAGGACAAGACCTAAATACAGAAATGGAATATACTTTTGATAATGCTTTAGTGCTTGTAGAAAATTCATCAGAGTTTGATAACTGGCTCAATGAGGTAGTCTTTGACTTAGAGAACTTTCGTAGCAAAGAACCAGGAAAAAATAAAAAAGAAACTGGAGATTTACCTAAGTAATTCAGATATAGGAATGACAAAAGACCAGTATCTCATGATGTGTGAGCAAACTGGGGAAGAAGTAGACTGGGACAAGTGTCCTCCAGATTGGGAGGACTTTCCAAATATTATTTCAGATATATTAAGTATATTTAATAGTATGGGGAGCAGAGTATATCCTGATATAGGGTATATAGGCAAAGATTATACAAATTTTGATTTTTTATTAAAATATTATCAAATAGAAGATTATCAAATAGAATTCGTATTTAACACAATACTGTGGTTAGACAGTAGAGCTATCAAAGAATCGCAACAAAGAATGAAACGCGAAATGGATAGAATGAAAAGTAAGTAATGGCAAAAGGCAAAAATACAATTACCATAAGAGTAAATGGTCAGAACATAACAGGCACTAAACGAGAGCTTGATGCACTTCTTGCTTCGCAAAATAAAGTAAATAACGCGAATCAAAACTTAGGAAAATCAACTGTTTCAGCAGATAGAGGTCTTAAAGGCACAGCTAACATGTCCTCTAATGTTACTAAAAACTTTTCTAAAATGCAGCAAGGTATGGAAGGCGGAGGAGGCTCTGGAGGTCTTGTTCGAGCTTATGCTTTATTAGCTGCTAACGTTTTTGCACTTACTGCAGCTTTTGGTATCTTATCAAGAGGAGCTCAAGTAGATACTTTGATTCAGTCTATGGAAAAGTTAGAAGTTGTATCTGGAAAATCTATAAGAACTATAGCTAGAGACTTACAAGAAGCTTCTGGATTTGGTATGGATTTTGCCGCTTCTTTAAGATCTACATCTCTTGCATTGAGTGCCGGCTTTGAAAGTAAACAAATATTTGAGTTGGGAGAAGTAGCAAGAAACGCTGCGGTTTCTTTAGGTCGAAACGTACCTGATGCGTTAGATAGAATCTTTCGTGGTGTTATTAAAGTAGAGCCAGAACTATTAGATGAGATTGGTTTATTTGTTCGTGTTAATGAAGCCGCCTCAAAGTATGCTTCTCAATTAGGGATCGCAGTAGGAGATCTAACAGAGTTTCAAAAAAGACAAGCTTTTGCCAATGAAGCTATACAACAAGGACAGGACAAATTCCAAGCATTTGAAGATGTCCAAATTGACCCTTTTGCACAATTAGCCACTACGTTTTCCGATATGACTCAAGGAATATTAACTTTTATAAATAAAGGAATGAAGCCCGTAATAGAAATATTTACCAATAATAAACTTTTATTTGGTCAATTATTCTTAATAGTAGGAATGCAATTATTTAAAATGGTGATTCCAGCAATTGGACAATTTACTTTAGGCATTGCTGCAAACGCTGAAGCTGCAAGAGCTGCTGCAGTCGAATCTGCTTCTCAATCTCAAGCAAAAATAAGACAGTTACAAACTGAGGGTATGGAATATGATAAGTTAAAAGAAAAAGTTTTAACCATGCGGGCAAAAGAAGTAAGATTTACAAAAACACCTCAAAAATTAGCAGTAAGAACAAAAAAAGTCTCATCATCTTTAGAGAAAAGTTTACAAGACCGCGAGATACAAGGAGAAAAAAGACTAGAAATAGTACAACAAAGAATACTTGATTTACGCACCAAAACAGGTCTAAAACAGCGTATGCAAAATCAAGCGACAAAAGAAGAACTACTACTATTAGAAAAAGAAAAAGTAGTTCTTACAGAACAATTAGCTCTAAGATCCAAAATTAACTTTGTAGGCCCGCTACCTTTAGAACAGACAAAAAAAGGTGAATTAGCAGATTTAGTAGATTTAAAAAATCAAAAAGATTTATTAAAAGCAGATGCTTTAGCAACTGTTACTGCTACTGCTGAATTTAAAGGAACTAGTGCAGGATTCAAGGCGTTAAGTAGGCAAATAGAAATAACCGATGCTAAAGCAAAAGCAGCTGGAATTACTTTTGGAAGATTCGATAAAATCATGATGAGACTTGGAGGCACTGCAGCTATATTAGGCGTTAAACTTCAAGCTACTATGATGGTACTAGGGCCTTTTATTACTGCATTTATGATTGCTATTCCTGTTGTTACTTTTCTTAGTAAACAAATTGGTTTTTTTAATAAAGAACAAGGTGACCTAAAAACTGCTAATAAAGAAAGTGCAGAAACCTTTAAAACTCTTACAAAACAAATGGAACATAATAAGGAACAATTTGATAGATTTAGAGATTCAGATAATTTTAAAGGTATGACTGATTCTATACTTGCAATGAAAGAAGCTGTTTTAGGGTCTACTGCTGCGCTTACAAAACAAATTGATGCTTTTGAAACGTATCAATCAGAAACTAATCGTTTTGCAAGAAATATAAACGAAAATGTATCAAGATTTTTTGGTAAATCTGCAGAGGAAAAGATTCAACAAAATATAAATCAACTACTTGACACTATTAGAGACTCTGAATCTGGAATTAGTGAAGAGATGAAAAAACTAGAAGCTGCGTTTGATAGAGCTGCCTTTCTAGAAAAAGTAGGTGATATTTTTTCTATAGTAGCAGGCAGAACATTAGCAAGTTATTTTGGGGACACTTCAACCGAAGAAAATGCTATTCTTGAATTAGCAAAGACAGAAGTAGAAGCTTACAAGAATGCAAAATCTGCTATAGATGGAGCTAGAGATTCTGCAAGAGAGTTTAGTAACTCTTTAATTGTAAAAACTCAAGTAGACAAGCCTTTAGCAAGTTTTAAACAGATAACAAAAGCATTACAAAATCAAGTTATAACACAAGAAGAAAGAAATATATTAGTAAAAGAAGCTATAAATGATAATGCAGTTTTATCACTATTAACACAAGATCAAAGAAATACGTTAGAAACAGTAAACAAAGCTTTAAAGGATAAAAACACTACCGAAAAACAAGCAGTAGCTTTATCACAAGTAGCTATTAACTTACTTGATGAAGCAGAGCTTTCTTATGCTAGGCAGCAAGAATTACTAATTAAACAAAAATCAGAATTAGGACAAATTAAAGGTATGTTATCTGAAATAAGCTCCTTAAGAAAATTTTCTGTAACTGCAATTGATATGCAGGTAAGATTAACTCAAAGACAAAGAGACCTTGAAATGGAAGGTTTCAAGAATGATTTTGATAGAAAAGTTACTCAAACGGGATTAACAGAAGAAAGAATACGACAGCTAAGTACTTTAGACACTTTAGTTGGCAGAGAGAAAGAGTTAGGGTTAGAGTTAGAGCAAATTGCTATGGTGCAAACAGCTATTTCTGCTATGAAAACACTTCAAACAGAAGAATCAAAAGAGCAAATGAGATTAGCTACTGTTGAGCTACGAGCAGAGAATGATAAAGTCAAAGCAGCTTTAGAGTTCATGAAAATAGAAAAAGAACTAAATAAAATTCAAGCAAGTAGACTTAAAGGCCAAGCATCACTAGCTGCATTTGGTAAACGAGGTAGTTCTAAATTAAACATGACAGAAGAGTTAGATGTTATTGTTGCACAAGAAGATTTAAGAAATAAAAATCTTCAGCAGAGAATGGAGGGAGAAATAAAAGTAGCACAGTTTCAATTTAAATTAGCAGATTTAGAATTAGAAGTTATTAAAAAGAGAAACGACGCTACTCTTAAGCAAGAGCAAAGAATAAGAGCAGAGCAAATGCTTCTTCTTAAATTCCAACCTGAATTAAAAAGTGATAAAGGCTTCATGAATACTTTTAAAGAAACTTCCAAAAGAATTGGAGAACTTAAAGATATTAATACAACAATCACAGAAACGCAGGAATCTTTAGGTAAGGCTGCTTCGTCTTCAGCAGAAATTATAACACAAACGTATGCTAAAGAAACTGAAGACTTTGCTAATAAGGTAGTAAAGTTATTCGAGAAAAACTTTGCAGGAAGTTCTATAGGTACAAGTATGTTTGCTGGATTAAATGATTCTGCAGGTGGGGGACTTTCTAAAATGGTAGAAGAATTAAAAGAGGTAAAAGATAAAGAAGGTAAGCCATTATTCAGTGACGAAATTATCCAAACAAAAATATTTGAACAAACTTTACTTAATTTTGCTGATACATTAAAGAGTACTTTCGGAGAGCAGGGAGCTTTACCTGCCGCCTTAGGCACTGCAGCAGCAAACTTTTTAAATTTTAAAACTGCATATGCTGAAACAATGGCTAACGTAAAAGACATGCCTGAAGGGGCTGAAAAAACAGCGGCAGGATTATCTGCAAACTTTACTGCTATTGCTGGGGGTATTGCGACTGTAAGTAGTGTATATGCTGCTTATATGAAAGGAAACATACAACAGGTAGATGATCAAATTGCAGCAGAAAAAGCAAGAGATGGTCAATCTGAAGCTTCTTTAGCAAAAATAGCAAAACTAGAACAAAAGAAAGAAGCTATGAAAAGGAAAGAGTTTGAAACTAGTAAAAAGCTACAATTAGCTCAAGCAGTTATGAATACTGCAGCTGGTGTGACAAGCGCATTATCAAGTATTATTACTGCACCGATGGCACCGTTTATAGCCGCAATGGGTGCAATACAGATTGCTTTAATATCAAAAATGAAATACACTGGAGGGGCTAAAGAAGTTCCTGCACCTCAAACCTCCGCACTTACTATAGGCAAAAGAGGAAGCGCAGTAGATACAGCACAACAAACATCAGGTGGAGAACTTAACTACTTAAGAGGCGGAAATACAGACGGTACTAACTTAGGCGGGGCTGGTGGAGCTATGGGACGTAAAGGTTACGCAAATGGCGGAGAAGGTATTGTAGTCGGAGAAAGAGGACCTGAAATAGTAAGTCCTTCCGCTCCTGTAGATATTACACCAAACTTTGCTTTAGGCGGAGGAGAAACAAACGTTAACTTCACAATCAATGCAGTAGATGCAACGGGTGTAGAAGACCTATTAATTAATCAAAGAGGAAATCTTATCAGAATGATAAGAGAAGCAGCCAATGAAAACGGTGAGGAATTTTTACCTACTATCGATCCAATGGCATATGGGAGTAAAACATAATGGCATTTAGTAGTTTCGCAAATCGCTTACCCGACCCAAATTATAAAATCACTGAATCTGGAAATAATTCGTCAAGTGGACTTGCAGGACCAGGCTTTAAAACAGTTAAATTTAGTAGCGAACAGCCAACATCGTTCTCAAGAACAAATAGTGGTAGAGTGATAACTCGAGCTATAGTTGGGCATAACTGGAAAATTAATATAACATACAATCCAATGACTCGAGATCAGTTTGAACCCGTATACTCATTTTTATTAGAGAAGCGTGGTAGACTAAAGCCATTTTTTGTGGCATTACCGCAATATTCATCCAGTAGAACAACGACTTCTGGCACTATTAGTGTTGATGGAGCAGCAAGTGCTGGAGCAACAAATATAAAAGTAGATGGATTTGGTAGCGTAACAGGAGGTCTAAGGCCTGGTGATATGTTTACTATAACTGATTCTAACAATTCTAATCATAAAAAGATTTACCAAATAACAAGAGTTGCAGATAATACAAACAGACTAACAACAGATACAATCGCAACAGATGAGAGAAGGTATTATATAACTCCTCCACTTGAAAAAGATGTATCAAATAATTCAACAATCCAATACTCTGAACCTTTAGTAAGAGTAGTACAAACAGCAGACATACAAGAATATAGTTTAGGAACTAATAACTTATACTCTTTCGCACTTAACTTAGAGGAAGCACAACCATAATGCCAAAAAGAAATATACCAACTAATGTTGAAAATCTACTAATAAACAATGAGCCTTTTGAATATGCTCATTTAGTAAAGTTTGAAAGACCCTTTAATCCGAAAGACGGAGAATTTCGTACAGGTGCGAATAGATATGTTTACTTAACAGACGGAGCAAGAGATATATCCTATGATGGAAATATTTACAGAGCGCATCGTTTACAGTCAGTAGGTAATTATTCAGAGACTACTGTAGCAAGAGCCACTAATATGTCTTTAACACTTTTAGGCGAAGATTTAGGACTTTCTTATACTTTTAAAGGTAGCCAAAGTGGAGCAACGTTAACTGCAGCTACTACTGGATTATATGATGGTAGTGAAGAAGTTGACTTTGTAGAAGCAGGTTTCAGAGAAGGTGACAAAGTAAAGATAGTAAAAACAAATGGTGCAAACTTTGGTAATGGGGATAGTCAAAGAATTTTTATTATTTCAGCTTTTTCAAGCAATAATCAAGTTATAACTTTAGCAAGAACAGGAACAGATACTGATGATAGTACTTTAGAGACTATTAGCGCTCAAAATCTAACTATGACTTTGGAGAATGAAGAATTATCTGGAGCAACTCTTGAAAGAGGTATTAATGCTTCAAATCCTTTATTTACCAATAGAGAAGTTTTTGTACATAAAATATTCTTTGATGCTGAAGGAGTAGAAAAAGGTGCAATACAAGTATTTAAGGGAATAATAGCAAGTACTTCTATATCAGAAGCTTCAACTGGTTCAAGAATAAAATGGGGACTAACAAGTCATTGGGGAGACTTCGTACAAGTAGGCGGAAGACTTACATTAGATGAAGTACATAGATCTTTAGACTCAAACGGTAAACCTTCTATTGATAGCGCAGTTAAACCTTCTTATGCAACAGACTTAGGTTTTCAACATGCAGAAACATCACTTAATACTATAGCAAATTATAAAACAACAGAAACTCGTACAGTAATGAAGTCTAAGAAAAGAGGCGGTATTGGTAAACTAACAGGAGAGAGAAAATATTATGAGGTACAGGAACAGTATGATGTAGACCATCAAGTTGATTTAAATGTTCATTTAAAAGGTAGACACTTACCTGTAGTTTATGGGGTACAAAGAGTACCTGGAATACCTGTATTTGCTGATACAAAAAATAATAATTCAAAAGAAGTCTACGTTGCATATGCATTAGCAGAAGGAAAAGTTCAAGGACTATATAATATGTACTTTGAAGGCTCTCCTATTATATGTACAGACGAGTCAGACTTTGAAGTTAGAAACTCTGTAAATGGTACAGAGAGAGCAGAAACACAATTACAATGCTACGGTAGAGCAGATAGAGGAGATACTTTATCTGGTAGTGCTTTAACAGGTGCTTTGGCTACAGCTACTGATGTTTCAGATTTTGACTTACTCGGAGGAGAAGCAAGTGTTGATTATATAGGATTCAAACAACATTCATATGCTTCAAGATTTGCCTATAACTCAGTAAATGAAAATAACATTTCAGGACTGCTATCTACAGCAAGTAGTAAAGGTCTACAGACTTCAGAGTATGCAAGTATTTCAAGTCCTTTTGATATGTTTTTTACTTTTCATCAGGGTTCTTCAGACCAGTCAGCAGACGATAGTTTAGTTACTATAGCAGAAAGTAATGGATTTAAAATTCAGAATGATTATTATACTGGGTCACAACCTTACTGGAGTCCTAATCATAGATTATTAGATACTGCATACACAGTAATGAAATTTACTATTGAAGCAGACCAAACAACAATACCAGAAGTAGAATATGTAATTAGAGGAAAAGTTTTAGAGTGCCACAACTATGATGGAACTTTCGTACAGGATAAAGTATTAGGAGCTTCTGACGCTGCTACGAATTTTAAAAATGGAAGTACTTGTAATGTAGAAGTTTCTCTTACAGGAGCTTCAAACTCATGGATTACTATAGAAGATGATGCTACTCCTTTTGATGATACAGGTACTGATAAAGTATTCAGAGTAGTACACAATTATTCTTATTATAATTCAGATGGCGTACAAGAAACAAGAATACGATTAGATAGCATACCTAATTTAAATTACGGTACAGATGGCATTGCTACATATCCATATGTTCGATTAAAAAGTGGAAGTAATAATTGGCATATGTTAAGTCACAATGCTGGTACAGTCTCTACTGCAGCAAGCTTTCCAGATTTATTCATAGCTCCTTCAAGTATGTCCACTAATAGTTCTGGAGTGTTATCCGCAACTTTTACTACTACAAATGCAAATAGTTTAAAAAATGTTTTTGGCAGTAATACTGAAACCGTATATAATATAGGAAATTTAACTGGAACTGTATTAGAAGGAAATGAGAACACTATACTTTTTGGAACATGGAGTGGAAATACTATAACTTTCCGAGGAACTTTTACTGTTAATGCAACAATTTCAGGAGTCAAAGTAGCAAGTGCAAGAGTATATGACCTTAGTTCTAATAGCTCTATAAATGCACTTACAAGTGCAAATGGAATAGTAGGAGAAACTGTAACAATAGTAGAGACAGGAGAACAAAGAACAGTAACAAGTTTTGATACTACAAATAAGTATGTATCTTTAGACGCACCTTTTACTCAAGTTGTTACAACTAATAATACTTTTACTATAAATGGTAAAGGAAAAGATTTAAGAGCTTCTACCAATCCAGCAATACAAACATTAGACTACATTACAAATAAAAGGTATGGAAAAGATTTAAACAGGTACACAGAATTAGACTTACCATCTTTTAAAGCTTCAGCACTATTATGTGATACACGAAGTGATGTGACTTTAACTTTAACAGGAAATCAATCTTGTGTAAAAGGAGACGTATATAAATTAGTAGATACTCAATCAAATCATGTAGCTTCTGGACAAGTATTAGCAAATACTTCATCTTCTAACACTGTAACGTTCACAGCAGTATCAGGAAAGTTCTTTAGACAGTATTTTAATTATGTATTGTACACAATTGGAGATTTTGTTATACATGAAGATAAGGTATACGAAGTTACTACTGCAGGATTTAATAATACAGCACCTACACATAGTTCAGGCACTACAAATGGATTTAAGTATTTAAGTTCTGTAGCTCTAACAAGAGAGTCTGGGACAGGACCCTCATCTTTAAGTCTTGCTGTTAATGGTACTTTGCCTCAATATTCTTTATATGATTCTGATTTTATAAAATACTGGAGATACTTAGGATGGGAGAGTCATGATCAGGAATGGGTAACAAGACACCAAACAAACTTTACTTTAGATACTTCTAAATCAATATTTGCTAATGTAAATGCACTACTTAGTCATTTTAATGGTATTTTAACATATTCAAATGGAAGATATGAATTGAATGTAGAAACTCAAGTAGATGCACCTGTAGAAAGTATTTCAGACGGTGTACAAAGCAATCCTTTACATATTAAAAATGAAGACATCATAGGTAATATTTCTTTAGTAGATAACACACAAAGAACTTCAAAAAATACAATTAAAGCAAGTTTACCCGACCCTCAAAATAATTGGGGAAGTAGATCAATAAGTTTCTTTAACTCTGATTTCCTTAAAGCTGATAGAAATGTTGTTAAAACAGGTAGTTTCCCTTTTACTGGAATAACCAACTATTATAATGGAAGAATCAATGTAGAAAAAGAATTAATACAATCAAGATTTAGTAAAGAAATAAGTTTTACCGTAGGTCAACGAGGATTACTACTTAAAGCAGGAGAAGTAATTTCTATAAGCTATTCTCCATTTAATTTTACAAACAAAAGATTTAGAGTAGAGAATCTAACTTTTAATGCCAACTGTACTGTGAGTGTAAAAGCCAGAGAATATGATGATTCAATATATGCAATTACTCCACAGAGAGCTTCTATAGCACATGCAGCACAAACAGGAGCTAATCCTTCTTTAGAGAAGCCTGGAGCTCCCACAAGTTTATCTACTACTAATAATAAACCTGGAGTAATTACAGTTAGTTGGAACAATGCTACTGATTTTTCTGCAGCTTCAGACTACACAGAAATATTTAGACATACATCAGACAGCCAAGCCAATGCAACTCTACTTGCAACTATATCAGATGCAGTAACTTTTAATGATGTTGTTGCTGATGCAGGAACTTTCTACTACTGGGTAAGACATAAGAGAAACTCAAAACTAACAAACACAAACAAGACAGCAATATTAGAAGGGGACTATAATGCAAGTGCAGGTGTTTCTGGAGTGGCTAAAACATTATCTGCACAATTAGATATAGATGTTTCCAGTATGCAGGTTAAGTTTAATGCTTCAGGCGACTTAAGTCCAACAGGATCAGCACAGGATGTATTACTTACAGCTACTTTAAGAAATCTAACACCAAATTCAAGCGGAGTAGTTTTTAGTATTGTAAACTCCGACCAAACTTCTCAAGGCGTAGTAAAATTTACAAATGGTAGTACTACACTAACAGATACGAGTAGTCCTTATCAGGCTACAGTAGATGCAAGTACTGTACTAAATAATACAACAAATAAGTTTATAAAGATAACAACAACAGACGTTAGTGGAGAAGTATTTACGGAACTTGTACCACTTACAATAACAAGAGATGGTTCATCAGGAAGCATAGGTAAAGATGCAGCAGCAGTAAGCTTAGTTGCAGATACTAACACGATTGTATATAGTGCGAATGATGCAGACTCAGAAGACCCTTCTAATCAATCTGTTACTGTAACAGCAATAGGATTAGGAATATCAGGAGCTAATACTCCTTTTTCTGGAACCCCCACGTATACTTTCTCTATAAATGGCGGTAGTGAAACAGCAGCCACCTCTGTTGCTTCTGGAAATGTTTCAGCAACATTTAATTTACCAGACTCAAACGAACCTGCTGCTGAAGCAACAACAACAATTACTGTTTTCTTAAGAGACGGAAGTGGTGGTACTTTAAAAGCCTCTGACTCTGTAACTATTTTTGGTATTAAATCAGGTTCTGACTCAACTACAGCTTTCTTAACTAATTCTGCACATGTAGTATCAACTGCAAGTAATGGAAGTGGAGCAAGTTTTACAAATGCTGGAGGACAATTCAAAGTATTTGTAGGTTCTACAGATAAAACAAGCAATTGTACGTATACAGTACAGAGCGAAACTGGGGTTGATATTTCTATAAATGCAGGAACAGGAGCATACACAATAGGAAGTATGAGTGCTGACATAGGAACTGCAGTACTAAGAGCAACTATACCTGCTTCTGTATCTCCTACAGGCACAGGTTTTACTATTGATCAAACTTATACTATTGCAAAATCTAAAGCAGGAGATGATGGGAGTTCGGTAACTATTGGTACTCCAGGCACTGATAGTAATGGAAATACTACTATACCAATTACAGATGGGGATGGAACTACAACACTTACAATATCAAAAGGAGACGACGGTACTACTCAAGGTGTCAAAGTAGCGTATGCTTCAGATGCAAACGGTACAAACAAAAGTTTTACACAAGGTAATTTAACATTTGTTAAGTATGTAGAATATACAGGAACAGCTCCTGCAATAACAAATAGTGTATTTAATTCAGGCTATGTACAATTTATCGGGGGAGATGGAACTTCAGAAGGCGTCAAACCTATATATGCAACGGATGCCTCGGGAAGTAGTGCGAGTTTTACTCAAGGAAGTAGAACATTTGTAAACTTTTATGAATGGACAGGTTCTGAACCTACCAGTATACCTGGCTCACTAACTTATGTTAAGTTTATTGGAGATGATGGAGCCGATGGAAACAGCGTAGCTTTAGTAGCAATTTACAAACAGCAATCTTATACTGCAGCAGTACCTACAATTAGCGGAACTTCTAATTATAATTTTAATAATTCCACTTTAACAAGTATTCCTTCAGGTTGGAGTACTACTATACCAACTTTTTCACTGTATCAATCAACTTACGAATCAGAAGTTGCAATTTCCGGAACAGGTACTTCTAATACAGTAACTTGGCCTACTCCAGTATTATACAACCCTTTCTTTGACTTAAATCCAAAAGTATTCAAAAGAAGTACAAGTCAACCTGATACTCCTGGTGTAGCAGCAACTAACCCGCCAACTGGATGGAGTGCTACAATTCCAACAGGCTCTACCCCTGTATGGGAGAGTGTAGGTACTTGGAGTTATAATACTTCAGGTTCTACTTATAGCTGGTCTACTCCTGTAAAAATAACAGGAGATACTGGAGCTCCCGGAGCATCCGCAGCAAGCTTAAGTGTAAGCTCAAATATACAAACTTTTGGTTTTGATAATTCTTCAGATACAACACCTACACCTTCTACTGCTACTATAACAGTAAATCAACAAAATCAAGCAAGTAATTTAGTAACAGGAGATATAACTGTAACAAATGGAACAAAAAGTTCGTTTAGCTATAGTGGAAGTAACGGCACAGGAGCAGCTACTGTAACAGTGACACCTACAGGTACTTATCCAATTACCGTAGCAGTTTCAAATGATAGTTTAAGTGATAGTGTTCAAATAACAAAAGTTACAGGTGGGGATGATGGCAATAATGACCCAAGATCAGCCCGAACATTTATTTATAATTCAAGTAGTGCAACTACTCCAAGCAATACAACTAATAATAAACGTTATAATTTTGAAACAGGAGTACTAGCATCCAGTGCATATTCTTCTCCTGC